GGGGAGGGCGCTGTCTGGTCCGTCGGGTTCAAAGGTCCACCTGAGACCCCCCAGGCGTCACTACCAGTCACTAACGGAGTCAGCGTGAGCAGCACCTACCGCGTCCTGTGCCTGTCCCACGATCCGGCCACCGCCGAGGGCGAGTACGCCACCGCCGGTGAGGCCCTGGCCGCCATCGCCGAGGGCATGCCTGCGCACCCGGGCTGCGACCTGATGGTCGGCCGGTACTCCTACCCGCTCGTCGAAGTGGGCTGCCCGCCGACCAAGCACCAGCCCGCGAGCCTCGCCTGCACCCACAGTGCCGCTGCTTGGACCGACAGCACGTGGCTGCGACTCCTGCTGGCCGCACTGCAGTCCTCCGACCTCGACGTCCTGGCTGCTGCGGTGGACGGACGCCACACCTGCTTCCCCTGGGTGCGGCTGCACCGGCTGCGCGCCGAGCTGGGCGTCGAAGAGGGCTGATATCCGTAGCTGCCGCGCAAGGCGGTGGCTCTCGTGCTGCGCAACGCAGCGTGGAGGAGTGATCGACATGCCCCGTGGTGGAGCGCGCACGGTGTCCGGGCCGCCGCCGGACCCGAACTCGCTGAGGCAGGCCCGGGCGGCCGAGGCCGGCGGGTGGAAGACGCTGCCGGCGGAGGGCTACGACGGGCCGCTGCCCGAGTGGCCGCTGACGGAGGCCACGCCGCGCGAGCGGGATATCTGGGGGGACCTGTGGTCGAAGCCGCAGGCGGTGATGTGGGCCGAGCTGGGCCAGGACCTCGAGGTGGCGCTGTTCTGCCGGACGCTGGCGGAGGCGGAGCAGCCGGACGCCCGCGCGGACATCAAGAAGATGGTGCGCGGCTACCTCGACAGCCTCGGTCTGAGCGTCTCCGGCATGCTGCGGAACCGGTGGAAGATCGCCCCGGCCGCCGAGGTGGCCGCCCTCGAAGCGTCGGCCGCCCCGGAGGCGCCGCGGCGCCGGTCGGCCCGTGACCGGCTGAAGGTCGTGCCCAGTGGCGAAGGGGCCTGACGCCGGGCCCGAGTTCGTCGTCGACTTCCCCACCCTGTGGGTCGTCCCGGACTGGATCGAAGCGCACTGCCCGGTGCCGGACGGCTTCCGGCAGGGCGAGGACCTCGAGCTGTACCCGTGGCAGTTGTGGTGCACGGTCAACCACTACCGCGTCCGCCCGGGCGCGCGCGTGGGGCAGCTGGCGCCGGCGTTCCACTACCGCCGTAGCCAGATCGTGGCGCCGCAGAAGACCGGTAAGGGCCCGTGGTCGGCGACCATCACCCTGGCCGAAGCTGCGGGCCCGGTCGTCTTCAACGGCTGGGCGCGCGGGGGCGAGCTGTACCGCTGCTCGGACCACGGCTGCGGCTGCGGCTGGTGGTACGTCTACGAGCCGGGCGAGCCAATGGGGACCCCATGGCCGACCCCGCTGATTCAGCTGGTGGCCACCGCGGAGGACCAGGTCGACAACGTCTACCGGCCGCTACGGAACATGGTCAAGCTGGGCCCGCTCAGCGAGTTCATGCGGGTCGGCGAGGAGTTCACCCGGGTCGGCGACCAGGGCCGCATCGACACGGTGACGTCGTCGGCGATGTCCCGGCTGGGCAACCCGATCACGTTCGCCAACCAGGACGAGACGGGACTGTGGACCACGGCGAACAAGCTGCGTCGGGTGGCGGAGACGCAGCGGCGTGGTCTGGCCGGCATGGGTGGCCGGTCGATGGAGACGACGAACGGGTGGGATCCGTCGGAGAGTTCGGTGGCGCAGACGACGTCCGAGTCGAAGTCGCGGGACATCTTCAAGTACCACCCGCAGGCGCCGAAGACGCTGTCCTACGGCAGCAAGCGGGACCGCCGGAAGATCCACGCCGTGGTGTACGCCGGGTCCGATCACGTCGACCTGGACGCGATCGAGGCGGAGGCCGCCGAGATCATGGAGAAGGACCCGGCGCAGGCCGAACGGTTCTTCGGCAACCGGTGCGTGTCCGGGTCGGCGGCCTGGCTGGACCCGGCGAAGTGGGCGGCCAAGGCGGCGCCCCGGCGGATCCGGCCGATGACGCGGATCGTCCTCGGCTTCGACGGCTCGGACGTCGACGACTGGACGGCGATCCGTGCGGAGACGATGGACGGCTACCAGTTCACCCCGGTCTACGGGGAGAACGACGAGCCGACCATCTGGAACCCCGCCGACTACGGGGGGCAGGTCCCGCGCGCGGAGGTGCGCGCGGCGATGTCCCAGCTGATGGCGCGCTACGACGTGGTCCGGCTGTACGCAGACCCTCCCTTCTGGATGACCGAGCTGGACGAGTGGGTCGATCTGTACGGCGAGGAGCGCGTGATCCGCTGGCACACCCGCCGCATCGTGGCAATGCACGCGGCGTGCGAGCGGCTGAAGACGGACGTCCTGAAGCGCAACAGCGAGGGCGCGGCGTTCTCGCACGACGACTGCCCGATCACGGCGGACCACATCGCCAACACGCGCGCGGCCGCGCGACCGATGGACCGCTACGTGCTCCGCAAGGCAAGCCCGGCCCAGAAGATCGACGCCACGATCCCGAGCGTCCTCGCGCACGAGGCGCTGGGGGACGTCATCAAAGCGGGCCTGGCAGAGAAGCGGCAGTCCCTCTACTACGGCGCCTGAAGGGGGCCCTCGGTGGCAACGATCGACCAAGCCCTCTACCTGGTGCAGCTGCTGGAAGCTGAGCTGATCCGGCGCGGTCCGGAGATCAACCGTCACAACGACTACTACAGAGGCAAGCACGCGCTGAGGTTCGCCTCGGAGAAGTTCGCCGAGTTTCACGGCGACCGCTACCGGGACTTCTCCGACAACTGGACGCAGGTGGTCGGCGACTCCCCCGTGGAGCGCATGACCGTGACTGGGTTCCAGGCGTCCGGAGAGACCGAAGCCGACAGGGAGCTGTGGGAGGTCTGGCAGGTCAACGGCCTGGACGCCGACAGCCAGCTGGGGTTCCTCGGCTCGGTCGTCAATGCCCGGTCGTTCGTGCTGGTGTGGGGCAACCCACGCGAGCCGGACATGCCCGTCGTCACGTTCGAGGACCCGTCCCAGTGCGTCATTGCCTACGAGCCTGGCTCGCGCCGGCTGCGCAGGGCGGCGCTGAAGCGATGGCAGGACGGCGGCGAGGACTTCGCCACCCTGTACCTGCCGGATGAGGTGTGGAAGTTCACCCGGCCTCGACTGGCGCAGGACTACGACAAGTCGCTGCAGATGCTGGACGTCGATGAGGCGCTGAAGCGGTGGCGGCCGCGGGAGATCGGTGAGGAGCCGAACCCGCAGCCGAACCCCATGGGCGTGGTGCCGATGGTGGAGTTGCCGAACAAGCCGACGCTGTCGGGGGATCCGATCAGCGACGTCACTGGCGTGATCGCCATGCAGGACTCCATCAACCTGCTGTGGGCGCAGCTGTTCACGGCGTCCGACTACGCGTCGTTCCCGCAGCGAGTCATCCTCGGTGCGGAGCCCCCGATGATTCCGAAGCTGAACTCCGAGGGCATCCAGGTCGGCACGCAGCCGGTGGACATTGAGAAGTTCGCTGTCGACCGCGTGATGATGTTCAACGACAAGGACGCCCGCATCGGCGAGTGGCAGGCCGCCAACCTGCTGATGTACACGGGGTTGATTGAGGTGGCGGTGGGCCACCTCGCCGCGCAGACCCGCACCCCGCAGCACTACCTCATCGGCAAGATGGCCAACCTCGCCGAGGGCGCGCTGCTGGCCGCTGAGACCGGCCTGGTGAAGCGGGTGGAGGAGAAGCAGATCTGGTCCGGGCAGGGCCTGCGGGAGATGGCCCGCCTCATCGCGCTAGCCCGCGGCGAGGACGCCAAGGCGCAGGCCCTGCGCTCGGGACGGGTGCTGTGGAAGGACGCGGAGTCGCGCTCTCATGCGCAGCTGGCGGACGCACTGCTGAAGCTCAAGCAGCTCGGCTTCCCCTTTGAGTGGCTCGCTCTCCGCTACGGGCTGACGCCGACCGAGGTGGCCGACGTGATGGCGTTGCGGATGGCGGAGCTGGAGGCCGACCCGGTCACCGAGCTCACCCGGCAGATCGGCGGCGGCCCGCCCGGCCTCGGCAACCAGCCGCCGGGGGCCGTCGGCTCGGAGGGCGAGACGCTGCCGGGCCTCCATG